GATACAGTTGTAGATCTTGGTTCAATGGATTCTACCGTTGATGGTAATGATGCTGTTCTTAGATTCTTCCCAAATAAAACTGAATTTAACAATTATAACGTAGTAACACTTTCTTACAATCTTAATGAACTTATTGGAAGTGGAACGACAACAATTGTAGGAACATCAACTGCTATAGGAGCATCATCAAATCCAGTCGGAGCACTTGTTCACATTGGTGCTGCTACAACTTTAGGTGGATCATCTCAAGGTGGCGGTGAGGTCATTGTGGCCACCGTAGGTAGTGCATCTACAACAGGTATTGCCTTAACTTCAGGATCTAGAAATTATAGTGCTGCTGACACTGCTCAATACGAATTATTTAATCCAAGATCTGCTAAAATATTAGTCTCAATAGCAACAAGTGAAGGAACTGTAGAATATAATGAATTAAGTCTTGTAATGCATCAAAGCAACGTAGGTTTAGGAACAACTGTTGCATTTGAGCAATATGGTCAATTAACCATTCATAATAGAAGAGATAACCTCGCTTCAGAACCACTAGGAACATTTAGACCACACATAGTCGGTCTTGGAACCACTGCTGCGGTTCAGATTGGATTTACACCAAACGCTGGTATTGTAACTGCGTATATTAACTCTGTTACCATAGGAATATCATCTGAATCATTTACAGGTGTAGGAACGCTACCATTGAAGAATGCTTCACTAATAGCAAAGTCTACAACAATCGCAGCAAGTGCTGCACCAGTGCCTGTGGGTATTGGTAGCTACACACAAGAATTTGATGGTGCATATGCGATAGTTCAAGTTAAAGATACTTTGAACGATACATACGAATTTTCAGAAATCATGATGGTTGATGATGACAATCGTGTGTTTATGACAGAGTATGGAAACATCGTAACAGGTGCTGGTGCGACAACTGGTATTGGAACCATATCGGGTGAAAAAGGTGGCCATGGTGATTGTGATACAGAAATAAAGTTTGTTCCAAATGCAAACATACCAGTTGAAGTTAAGACATTCATTCAGGCTCTTAAAGTACCAGAGGGTAGTGATCCAGCAGATGTTGAACTAACTTCAGCATCAATTCAAACTAAGTTTGACATTTACGAGGGAACTTTCTTTGGTGCTAGAACTAGTTTCCCGATATTAGATGTTGATAGTAATGAAATATTCAAACAGAATTTTGATGCATCAGATACAGATATAGTAGATCTAACAAATAATCAAATTACTATTCCAAACCATTTCTTTGTAACTGGTGAAGAAGTTGAATACTTTGTTGCACAACCAATAGTTGGATGCAATACTACAGGTATTGGAAGCACTGGTGATGCAATAGGAATTGCTGCAACACCTTCTACTTCTCCTGCAAATGTAACTTATCTCCCATCATCAGTATTTGTTATTAAGGTAAGTGATAGTTTGATTAAACTTGCATCAACTGCAGAAAACGCATTAAAAACAATTTCACTTCCACTCGATCTTAATGCGGTTGGTGTTGGAACATCTCATAGTTTAATAAGTAAAAATCAAAATACAAGAGCATTAATATCAATCGATAACATTATTCAAAGCCCAATAGTGGGAACTGGGGTTACAACATCATTAGGTGTCAACTTCCCTAAAAATGAAACTATAATGTTTACCTCTGGTATAACATCATTCTTTAGCGGGGATATTGTCAAAGTTGGTAATGAAATGATGAAGGTTATTGCAGTCAATAATGCTGGTATTAGTAGTGCAATTAGAGTTCATAGAAATTGGATGGGAACTGATCTTTTAGATCATTCTAATCATGATGTTGTTGAGAAGATGTCTGGTAATTATAATATTGTAGATAGCACACTTAACTTTGCTGCTGCTCCAATTGGAAACAGACCAAAAATAGGTGTTTCAACATCTGCTCCAGATGAAAGAGATTTCGTTGGTATTACAACCACATCAAGTTTCAGTGGAAGAATATTTAATAGATCTGGTATTAAAGGTGGAAGTACAAAGGCATATAATGCAAACTATAATATTGATGATATATCTCAACAGTTTGATGGTCAAACTAAACAGTTTACTCTTAAAGTTAATAAAACAAATGTAACAGGTATTTCTACCAACCTCGGAATAGTAATGGTTAATGGAATATTACAAGGTGCTGGTGCGTTGAATGATTATGAATTAACTGAAGTTTCTGGTATAACATCTATGACTTTCACAGGAACCGCATCTTCTATTGCAAATGATGTTAATAATGCTTCAATTCCTGTTGGTGGTGTAATTATTTCTGTGGCATCAAGTGAAGGATTTGGATACCAACCATTAGTTAGTGCTGGAGCTACAATACATTTCAATAATATTGGTGTTGCTACTGCAGTAAGTATTGGTAATAGTGGTTCTGGTTATAGAGTATCTCCAGGTTATGCTGGTTTGGGATCTAGTAAATCTATAGGTGGTGTGGGAATAGCAACCGTTGTTAACGTTTCTATCGCTGTAACAACCTCTGGAGGAATTCCAACTCTTCAAAATATTGGAACTGCAGCAGTGTTAAATGGTGGTGTTGTAAGTATAGCTATTACAAATACAAATCCTATACCTGGTATAGGAACTCAAAACCCATCATCTGTGGGAACTGGCCAATCAACATTTATTGCAATAATTGATGATCCAATACCATATCAAGATATTCCTCTTTGGTATGATAACGCATCAACACCAGGTGTTGGTGGGTCACAAGCAAGAGCAAATATTACAGTTGGTGTAGCAACTACAGGTGGCCGTGTGATTGATTTTGAAATTACAAATACAGGATTTGGATATAAGAATGCTCAAGTATTAACAGTTCCTACATCTCTAACTGCATCTGGAGAACCTTATTCAATTCCTGTAGATCAAGATATATTCAAACCATTTAAACTTACACTAGATAGAGTTCATCATGATGAATTTAATATGTGGAGTATGGGAGAACTTCAAGCTATTGACGATTTCTCAAGTTTATTTGACGGAGCAAGAAAAGTATTCCCACTTACAGTTGGTGGTGAAGCATTTGCAATACAGGCAGCAAGCGGTTCAAATATTGTTGTAAGAGATACTATTATCCTCACTATCAATGATGTATTACAAGTACCTGGTGAAGGTTATGTATTTGATGGTGGTGGATCAATAACACTTACTGAAGCACCAAACGCAGATGATGTTATGAATATGTTCTTCTATAGAGGAACTGGTGGTGAGGATGTGAAAGATAGAGATATTGTAGAAACAGTTAAAGTTGGTGATGACTTACAAATAGGATTTGATCCTGCTTATAACACAAGAACTTTTGTTGAATTCCCAAGAACAGTATCAGAGATTGTATCATCAAGTCAAGTTGATACCAATCAATACTATGGAAGAGGTTTAGGTGATTCTGAAACTGAGACTAGACCTGTTAAATGGTATAGACAACTTGAAGATAAGTATATTGATGGAAGAATAGTTCGTAAGGATAGACCTTTATATGAACCTAATTTATTCCCAACTGCATATCTCATACAATCAGTTGGTGTGGGTTCTACAACGGTATTCATCGATAACTGTAAGCCATTCTTTAATCCAGAGAATGAAAACCCAGTCAACAGAGATTTCCAAAAGGATATTCAAATTGTCAATGCAAGTCACGAATATGAATTCCTTGCTGGTGCTGCTGCGACAGCTATTGTTTCTATTGCTGGAACAATTGCAAGTATTGCTATATCTGATGGTGGTGAGGGTTATACAACTGCTCCTACAGTTACAATACAACAACCTATAAGTATTGGTGGAACAGGATTTGCTGGTATTGGAAGCACCACCATAGCGATAGCAACCGCAACAATAAGCAATGGAGTTGTAAATGCTATTACAGTGGGAGTTAATTCTGGAATTGGATATACTGATGGAAGACCTCCTGTGGTATTAATTTCACCACCTACATATGTTAGGGAAGAAAATAGTATTGATTTATATCAAGGAGACTTTGGTATTGTAACTGGAGTTGGTATATGCTCAAATATTTCTAGAGCAAATGGTGTGGGAATTGGTATTGGAACTGCATTAGTATTTGACTTGTATATTCCAAAAGGTTCTCCACTAAGAGATGAAAACATTACTAGCCCTGATCCAATATCGATAAGTGGATTAACAACTGGATACTATTTTACAGTTAGTGGTTCTAATCTTGGATCTGGAGTTACTTCTTTAAATAGAGATGGTTCTTATGTTGGTGTTGGAACAACTGCTTTAGATAACATCTATGAAGTATCTCATTTTGTTGGAGTTACAACTGTTGGATTTGGTTCTGATCAAGCAGAATCATTAACAAGAGTATTCTGTAGAGTTCTAGATTGGAATGGATTGCAGAACACTGTTGGTTATTCCACATTAAATCAAGGTTTATCTACATCATTTGTTGGTGACTACAGTTGGGGTCGATTACAACTAACAGATAGACAATTAGCACAAGCATATACCATCAATACAACCAATGGTATTACTGGGATTAAGACAGGCCCACAGGTTAAGAGAAAGGCGGCTCTTAAATCTGAGAACTATGTCGTCTAAATAAATAAAAAAAGTGTAACCAAAGTTCATGTCGGCAATCATAACTGATCAAATAAGAATATTAAATGCAAAAAACTTCGTTGCTGGTGTATCCACTTCGACTAACTCTTATTATGCTTTTGTAGGATTACCAAATCCAACTAGTATTTCTTCTACTTGGGATTCAAATCCTCCAGCACCTGTTGATAGTTTCAATAATATGAATGACTATTATGATAGTATGCTAGCTGTTAAGAGGATAACTTCTGCTGATGTAAAACAAATAGTTCCAAAACAGAATTGGAGTTCTGGAACTACATATGATTATTATAGACACGATTACAGTATTTCCAATGCACCTCCAAACTCTGGTGGAACATCATTATATACTGCAAACTTCTTTGTTGTTAATAGTGATTTTAGAGTTTATATTTGCTTACAGAACGGAACAACACCAGAAACTCCCGATGGTAAACCATCTCTAGACGAACCAACGTTTACTGATTTAGAACCAAGAACAGCAGGTACATCTGGTGACGGATATATTTGGAAATACTTATATAGTATCAAACCAGCAGATTTAGTTAAGTTTGATTCTACCGATTTTATGCCAGTTCCTTTGAATTGGGGAGATAATGCTGCAGATGCTTCTATAAAAAACAATGCTGTAGATGGTGGAATTAAGATTGTTGTAGTTAAGAATAGAGGAACTGGTATAGGAACTGCTAACCAGACTTATACTAGAGTTCCAATAAAAGGTGACGGATTTAATGCAGAGTGCACCGTTGTTGTTAATAATGATGCACAAATAGAAAGTGTTACTGTATCAAATGAAGGATTTGGATATACTTACGGTAATGTTGATCTAGTTGCTGGATCTGTTCCATCACCGACTTCTCCACCAACTCTTGATGTAATTATCCCACCACCAGGTGGCCATGGTTCTGACATCTATAGAGAACTAGGTGCGACTAATGCATTATTATATGCAAGAATTGAAAATGATGCTGAAAACCCAGATTTTATAACAGGAAACCAAATCGCTAGAATTGGTATTATAGAAAATCCCAAATCATTTGGATCTGATCAGTTACTTACATTGGATAAAGCAAGTGCTGCTTATGGTTTAAGGTTATCAGGAACTGGATATAGTTCAGTAACATTTACTGCTGATAGTTTAATATCTCAAACTGTGGGAACAGGTGTTACTGCTTATGGAAAGGTCATTGCTTATGATCAAACAACTGGTGTTTTAAAATACTGGCAAGATAGAACTATTGCTGGTTTTAATACTGTGGGAACAGCACAAACAGTTACTGCAGCAATTTATGGATATAACACAACAAGATTTACTGCTGATCCAACTTCTGGTGGTAATGTAACGATTGTTGGTGGTAGTTCTAACTTATCGATCAGCACTACATTTACAGGTCTCTCTACCTCAATAAATAATAGAACCTACTACCTTGGTCAAACATTTACGAAGGGAGTATCTAATCCAGAAATTGACAAATATTCTGGAAATATGATTTATGTCGATCACAGACCATCAATTACAAGATCTTCCAATCAAAAAGAAGACATCAAAATAATATTACAGTTCTAATTAACTATGGCTCAGCAAACCAATCTTAACGTTTCACCATATTTTGATGATTTCGATCCGAATGATAATTATCATAAGGTTCTTTTCAAGCCTGGATATCCTGTACAAGCAAGAGAATTAACAGGTCTTCAGTCTATATTACAAAATCAAATTGAAAAATTTGGTCAACATTTCTTTAAAGAGGGTGCAAAAGTAATACCAGGTAATACTGCGTATTCTTCTGAGTATTTTGCTGTTGAATTAAATAATAGTCATTTAGGAGTTCCTGTAGAATTTTATATTGATCAATTAATAGATAGAAAAATAATTGGAGCAACAACAGGTGTAACAGCAATAATTAAACAGATTCTCATGTCTGAGAATAGTGAGAATGGTAATCTAACACTCTATATTTCATATATGTCATCTGGAGTAGAAGACAGTAGTATAAAGGTTTTCGCTGACGGTGAATTATTAATAGCAGATAGTGATATTGTTTCAGGCCCTCAAAATAATGCTTTTATACCTACAGGAGAGTCATTTGCTTCTTGTATTGCTACTAATGCAACTTCTACTGCTGCATCTTTTTCAATATCCAACGGTGTTTACTTTATCAGAGGTAATTTTGTTCAAGTTCAAGATGAAACAATTTTATTATCACAATATGGTAATACTCCTAGTGCTAGAATTGGTTTAAGAATAGATGAAGACATAATCAATGCTGATGAAGATGAAACATTAGCAGACAACTCAAAAGGATTTAATAATTATGCTGCACCAGGTGCTGATCGTTTAAAAATATCAGTTAGTTTATTCGCTAAACCATTGGATGATTTTAATGATTCTAATTTTATTGAATTAGCAGTTATTGATAATGGTGTTCTGAGATCTCAAGTTAAGAATACTAATTACAGTTTTATAAAAGATGAATTAGCTCGTAGAACATTTGCAGAGTCTGGTGATTATATGGTTAAGAGTTTCAGTGTTTCTATGAAAGATTCTCTGAATGATGGAGTTAAAAATGGTGGAATCTATAATGACGGTCAATTTACTCAAGGTGGAACTTTAGCATCAGATGATCTTGCATTATATCAAGTATCACCAGGTAAAGCATTTATCAAAGGTTATGAAGTTGAAACAATTAGTTCAACATATATCGATGCACCAAAACCAAGAACTTCAAAAAGATTAGAAAGTCAGGGTGTTGCTTATAAAACAGGTAATTCATTAAGACTTAATAATGTATATGGAGCTCCGACAATTGGAATTGGAAATACTTATATTGTTAGTTTAAGAGATCAAAGACAGGGATCGGCACAGATAAGTGCTGGTGGTGCAGAGATTGGTGTTGCTAGAGTGTATGATTTTGCACTAGAATCTGGTTCTTATACAACATCAAATGCTGCTTTAAATGAGTGGGATACTTCACTTTATGATATTCAATTATTTTCTAAAGTAACTTTAAATGAACCAGTTACATTTTCTATACCAACTCAGATAAAAGGAAAGTATAGTGGTGCTACAGGATTTTTAGTTTCTGCTGTTAGTAATAGCACATCATTAGTAATCTATGAAAAAACTGGAGAATTTATAACAAACGAACCATTTGTAATTAACGGAGCAGATAATAACCGTGTTGCTACTGCAATAACATCTTTTGGTATGCAAGATGTAAAATCTGTATATGGTGGCCCCGATTTAGGTAATGTTGGAGCAGCAAAAACATTTAATGGTGACATAATACAAAGACCAGTCATTGACTTTGGTAATGCTCAATTTACAGCAAAAACTCCTCAGACAGGTTTATGCACAGTCACTAGCGAAAGTGCACTATTTCCTGGCACATTAAAAGTTGGAAATATTTTATCGTTTGGTGGTTTAGGTAATAATGTTCCTTCATTTGCAAGAATCACTACAGTTAACACAAATGATGTTCATATCACAGGTGTTACTACAGTTACAGGTGTTGCAAGTGGAGCAATTCCTACATCTTCTACTAATGTCTCTAGTTTAAAACTTCAAACATCACCATTAGAAAGATCGACGGAGAGTAAGTTATATTCATTAATGCCAAAAGCATTTATTTCAGATGTTGATCTTACTAATTCATCATTAACAATTAGAAAAGAATTTAATGTCAATGTTGCACTTAATCCAAATACAGGATTGGGTCAACTTTCTGCTGCATTGACTGCAGGTACAAATGAATCTTTCTTACCATTTGATGAAGAAAGATATGTCTTTATGAGGTCTGATGGAACTACTGTTGCCTTGAGAGATGATATGTTTACCTTTACTACAGGTAATACAGTTTTACAAATAGAGGGTTTAGGAGCAGCCACAACTGGATGTACATTAATAGCAACTCTCACTAAATCTAAACCAACTGCAAAGGTAAAAAGATTAAATCGTGTAAATGCCACTGTTGTTAATTATTCAAAAGAATCTGGATCTGGTATTGGTGCAACAACTCTAAATGATGGTTTAACCTACGGAAACTTCCCTATAGGAACAAGAGTTCAGGATGAAAGAATAGTATTAAACGAAGCAGATATTATTGGAATTCATGGTATCTTTGAATCTACTGATACCTCAACAGCAAGTGCACCTAAGATGACACTAACATCTTTAAATGGCCCATCTGGAAAAACAACTGATTTGGTTATAGGTGAACAGTTTACAGGTCAAAATAGTGGTGCTGTAGCGATTGTAGCTGAGAGTTTAACAGACGCTCAAATCACATATATTACTTTAAATGAAACATCATTTGAAGAGGGTGAGGTTGTAATATTTAAAGAAACAACTGTTCAGGGTTTGATTACAACATTAGATAATCCTAGTAAAAATATATCAGCAAACTATACTTTCACTAATGGTCAAAAAAGCACTTTCTATGATTATGGATTTATTACTAGAAGATCAAATGCAAAAGCACCAAAGAAACAATTAAAAATATATTTCAAAAATGGTTTCTATGAAACAACCGATGAAGGTGATATAACAGTTAAAAACTCTTATGATAGTTTTAATTATAGTAAAGAAATTCCTATGATTAATGGTGAATATGTTACAGATACAATTGATATAAGACCAAAAGTTTCTACTTATACAGTTCTTGAGAATGTAAGATCTCCATTTGAATTTTTTGGAAGAACATTCACCGCATCTGGTAGTTCTGCTGCAAATATATTAGCATCTGATGAAACAATTACAGTCGATTTTTCTCACTTTGTTGGTAGAATTGATAGAATTTTCTTAGACAAAACTGGAAGATTTCAAGTTCAATATGGTGATGCATCAGAGAAAAGAGAAAGACCAACTGGAGTTGATGATGCAATAGAAATTGCAAGTGTTGTTTTACCACCATACCTATTTTCTCCTAGACAAGCAAGTATTGATTTCTTAAAGTATAAGAGATATAGAATGCAAGATATTAAAGAACTTGAAGATAGAATCAAGAATCTTGAATATTATACATCACTATCAATGCTTGAAACACAGACATCAAATTTATTTGTTGCTGACGCTGATGGATTAAACAAATTCAAATCAGGTTTCTTTGTTGATAATTTCACAAGTCTTAAACCACAGGAAACACAAGGATTTAAAGTAAAATGTAGTTTAGATCCAGCACATAATGAGTTAAGACCACAACATTATTGTACATCTATAGACCTAATGCCAGGCCCTGTAGAAGGAGTTGCTACTGGAACTGACCGTGCATTCCTTGCTGCTGAAGGAACAAATATAAGGAAAACTGAAGATGTTGTTACTCTTTCATATACAGAGACTGAATGGTTAAGTCAACAATTTGCAACTAGAACCGAAAGTGTTACACCATTCTTGGTAAGTTTTTGGCAATCAACAGTTAAGTTAAATCCATCAACAGATACATGGACAGACACTGCTAGACTCGATGCAAAAATAATTCAACAGGAAGGTAACTTTGCTGGCATTATGGCACAGGCAATGCAAGAGTTTGGTGTTGATCCACAGAGTGGAATGGCTCCCATACAATGGAACGCATGGGAAACAAACTGGAGTGGTGTTGATCAGTCTGATCGCAAAGTTAATAGAACTGAATCAAGTAAAACTACTCAAGAAGAAATTATTAAAGCAGGTTGGATTAATGGTGGATCTGGTGTTAACCACTCACAAGATGTTACTACAACAAAAACAACAACATTCCAAGACACTATTCGTGATACATTTAAGGTTGATAATCAATCAAGAAACGGAACTAGAAAAGTAGTTACAGAACAATTTGATAAAGAATCTTTAGGTGATAGAGTTGTAAGTCGTGATGTTATTATGACTATGCGTTCAAGAAACATAGAATTCAGAGTAACTAAATGTAAACCACTAACACAATTATATGGATTCTTTGATAGTGTTGCAGTAACACCATATTGCACTCCTAAATTAACTGAGATTACAATGACTTCAGGAACTTTCCAAGTTGGAGAGACAGTTATTGGAAGAATGCCAGGATCTGGTCTTCCTGCAGAAGGAACAACGGTTCCTGCAATTAAATTTAGAGTAGCACAGGCAAATCATAGAGCAGGCCCATATAATGCACCAACAGAAGTTTTCGCTAAGAATCCTTATATTTCTCAAGTTGGTGCTACTGGTCTTGAAACTTTCTTAGGAACACCTGGCACTGTTCAACTTGCATCAGCTAATGGTGGTGCTACAAATATGCCATCAACATATTCTGCTACATCTACTATTTTAAATATTGATACAAAATCGTTGAGCGATCAAGCACAAGGAGATTTCTTTGGATATACGAATGTTAATATGGAACTTAGAGGTTCGACTAGTGGTGCTACTGCAACTATTTCAAATAGAAGATTGATCTCTGATCTTGGTGCTAATTTAATTGGTAGTTTCTATATTCCAAATCCAAATAGTGGTAATCACCCAAGATTTGAAACTGGAACAAAGACATTTACTGTTATAGATAACACTACTAATGATCAGGAAAATACAGATACATTTGGTGAAGATAATTATACTGCTGCTGGAACATTAGAAACAGTTCAAGAGAACATTATTTCTACTCGAAATGCTATTGTTCAGACAAAACCCACAAAAGAAGAAAGATCTGTTAGAACATTAACAGGATCTACAGTTATGAAAACAGAAGCTATTAGTTCTTCTGAAAATACAACTAGATCAGATCGTTGGTACGATCCACTAGCACAATCTTTCCAAGTTACTGAAAGTGGTGGTATCTTTATTACCAGTTGCGACATATACTTCCAAACTAAGGATGATATGGATATTCCTATGACATTCCAAATTCGTACAATGGAAGGTGGAACTCCGACACAAAAAGTTTTACCATTCTCTGAAATAATTAAAGCACCTGATCAAATTAATGTTTCTACAAACGGAACTGTTGCAACTAGATTTACATTTGAATCTCCCGTATATCTTGAAGGTGACAATACAGAGTATGCAATATGTTTAGCATCATGGTCAACTAAGTATAAGGTGTTCATTTCAAGAATTGGTGAATCTGATTTACTAACTGACGAATTTATATCACAACAACCATATCTAGGATCACTGTTTAAATCACAGAACGCTTCTACTTGGGAACCAAGTCAGTGGGAAGATCTTAAATTTATTATTAATAAAGCAGTCTTTGAAACCAGTGGAACGATGGAGATATACAACCCTATCTTATCTGAAGGTAATCAACAAGTTGCTACATTGATGCCAAACTCAATTAATGTTAATTCTAAAAAGGTTAGATTGGGTATTGGAACACCATTAACAGACACTGTTCTTACTTTAGGAAATACTATTAATCAATTAACTGTGACTGATGGAACTAACACCTTTACAT